CTGCCGGGGTACGCGAACGGCGCACGGGCTGGGCATGAGTATTCGGCGCAGTCGCTCGGGTATGCGCCGGCTCGTGCCGCGGCGGCATCCGCCCACGCGCCAGATGTCTACGTGCAGAATCCGTTCACCGGCGATTATCTACTGGCCCGTGCGGCGTCGGTTGCTGATGGGCGCATCGCCCAAGCTGACGGCCAGTCCCGCTACGTACGAACAGGGAGAAGTAACTGATGGTCGCTGTCACCGTTGAAGCCCTCATGGACGCCCCGTGCGACCGGGCCGGGATCACCATCACCGGCCTCGGCGTCGGCGACTCAATCGTGACGGTGTGGCAGTCCGCGGACGGGGAACGCAACCCCGTCCCGGGCTACCGCCGGGTCACCATGAGCGACGCCACGTACCTAGTGGATTTCTTCCCCCCACTGGGCCGCCCGGTCACCTACGAGATTGAGGTGCTGAGCGGCCCGCTGGGTCCGTCGCGGACATCCTCGGCGCCGGTCACCATCAACGCGGTTACCGGCTGGCTGCAGGATGCCCTCATCCCGCAGACGGCCGTGCCCGTGCTGGGAGAGCGCCGGGACGACAGGGATCTCTACCTCCGGTCTCCGGCGCTTTCCGAGCTTGAGTACCAGGCGGACGTCTCCATCTTCAAGATCATGGGCTCCGACAAGCCGATGGCCCTGTTCGGGAACCGTATGGCAGAGATGGGGCTGGACACCTCGCTGGGCACTCGCTCAGCGGAAGAGAACGCCCGCCTGAAGAAGCTGCTGAAGTCCACCGCGCAGCTGGTGTTCCGCCCGCTGCCCTCATGGGGCCGGCTGGAGTTGCCTGGCACCATGCACATCGCCAACGCTGTCGCCAAGCAGACTCCGGTCAACGTGCTGCATGGCGGGAACGTCACATGGTGGGACCTCAAGTCGGACGTTGTCATGGCGCCCGCCATCAAGGTGCTGACGGCCACGTTCACCTACGGGGACGTGGCAATCCTGATGTCCACCTATCAGCAGAAGCAGGACTCGGTCCGTGCCGCGGCAGCAGTCGCGGGCGAGGCGCCAACGTACCTGTTCGACATGAAGAAACCCATCGGTTAGGAGCCCGCATTGCGCCGCATCGACGAGCTGACTTTGAAGGCGCTGGAGGGTTCCCGCCCCGCCGACACGCTCACCGTGTGGGCCTGGCGGGGCGGGTCCCTCGTGGTGCCGGAACCGCTGCAGATCCTCCGCTGGTCCGAGCAGGACGACGCCGGGGACTCCGTGAAGGTGGGGGGCCGGTTCTCCTTCACCATCGCGGACCCCGACGGGAAGCTGGGCGCGTGGCGCTTCGACGACCCGCTGGGCGTGGGGGGCTCCCGGCTGCAGGTCATCTACCGGGTGGGCGGGGCCGGGGCGCTGAACCATGCATGGCTCCGCATCACCGGCAACGAGCCCACCGACATGACCGACTGGCGCGTCATCGACGAGTACGGCTATAGCGAGCCTGACGCGCAGATCGAGCAGCACAAGCGCATGGTGCCCAGCACCCGCGCCGTGGTGAAGCTCGACGCGGTGGACCTCACCGTCAACGTGGACCGGGACCGGCTTGAAGTGCCGGAGTCCCCCGGGCCGGGCGCCACCGTGCTGTCCGAGTTCCGCCGGCTCACGGCCGGGTACTTCCCCACGGTAGTTGATCCCGGGGTGGAGGACATCCCGGTGTCCCGGCAGCTGGTCTTCGACCGGGAGCGCCTGCAGGCCTGCCAGGACCTCCTCTCCCGGGTGTCGGCCCGCTACCGCATGGGCGGCGACGGGGAGTGCCACATCTACCCGCAGACCACCGCCCCGGTCTGGCGCACCGAGCCGGGAAACTGCTTGGTGAGCGTCAACCGCAAGCAGTCCCTGGACGGGCTGTACAACCGCTGGGTAGTCGAGGGTAAGGACTCCGGCAACGGTGCTCCTGTGACCGCCTCCGCCACCATCGAGACGGGGCCGCTGCACTACGGCGGGGACCACGGCAAGGCCCAGTTCTTCTACTCGTCCGAGATGATCAAGACCGTGGCGGAGGCTGCCGCCTACGCCCGCAAGCTGATGAACCAGGCGCTGGAGTCCCTCGCACTGGAGCTGAGGCTGACCATCTCCCCCCGTCCCGAGCTGCAGGCCGGCGACCGGATCGAGGTCGGCTACCCGGTGGCGGCCGGGCATGTGGCCTACTTCCTCGGGCAGATCACCTCCCTCAGTCGCGGGGGTGACCCCACCCCCGGGCCCACCGCACTGACAGTGTCGTGCTCCTACTCGGATGTGGTGGCCTCCCTGAACCGCACCGAGTGGGCACAGTACTTGACCGCGGGCAAACCCGCGCTGACCTGGGACCGGATGCCCGGCACATGGGGCACCGCCCCCGCCGTCACCTGGGACGCCCTACCCTAAAGGAGGACCGCCTTGACTGGCTTCAAAGACACAATGGCGGCCATCCCCGCCGGGACCACCCGGAGGACCTACGGGACCGCGCACTGGGACGGGCGCCGCTGGTACGCAAAGATCGGCCACAGCCTGCTGGACGCCCGCTGGCTGGACCCCATCCAGCCGCTGCAGGGCGGGAAGATCGTCATCGACCTCACCAAGGACGACTTCGGCCAGTCAACGGCGCTCGTCATCGGCGCGTACACGGACCAGCCCCGGCCGTCCACCGGCACGGTGCTCACGGTCGGTGCCACCCAAATTGTCTTCACGGGTGAAGACAAGACCGTGTACGCCACGGACAGGTTCATCGGGACATACACCCCCGGGGACCTGATCTTCTTCGGCTGGGCGGCGGGGAAGCCGACCATCATCGGGCGGGTGCCGTCCATCACGGTGGTGCATCCGGCCGCGCCGCCCGTGCCCCCCGGCACGACCTCCGGTGAGACGACCCTCATAGCCACCGCGTCGGACACGTACGGCGTTGGCGGGTGGGGCCGCTGGGCCACCTCCCAGCACGGCGGGGAAGACGTGTACAGCGGCACCCAGGGCGCGTACACGCTCACCGGGGCATGGTTCTACGGTGCCCCGAAACCGGAGCTGGCCGGCAAGAAACTCACCCGGACCCGCTTCAACGTCCCGCCTCGGCTGCCCGCGGTCGGCAGCTACAACGCGCCGGCCACCATCCGCCTGTACGCGCACACCAGCCAGTCCCGCCCTGGTGGTGACGTGGCCCGGACGGTGGGGCCCTACGACGTCGTACTGACGGCCAAGTCCCCCGGTGGGCTCATTGACCTCCCGCCGGAGTTCGGGGCGGTGATCGCCGCCGGCGGCGGCCTCAGCATCGCGGGCGGCTCTTACGTCGGTCTCGCGTCCCGCCTCGATAACCCGGAGTACGGCAAAATCATCCAGAACTGGAGCAGTTAATGCAGATCCTAGACAACGGCATAGAAGTATTCACTAACAGCGACGACTACGCCCTCGCTGAGGACATCGCCAAGATGGGCAAAACGGCGAACGTGGTCACCCTGGTGGCCAACAAGGCCGCCCGGGACGCGCTCCCCAAGTATCAGGGGAGGCCCGTCTATCGGCTGGACGTCTCCCGCCTTGAAGTGTGGAACGGGGCGCGCTGGGCGGTCACGGCCATCACCGAGCTGGGATACGACTACACACAGCCGTTGACGATCGCCGGGGTGGACTACGCGACCGTCGCCACCGTGGCGTGTGAGTCCTTGGGTGGTGACCTCAAGCTCAGCTACACGGGGATCGTGGAGAACGCCAACTCTGGCGCCAACCGCACCGCGGATGTGCAGTGGCTGATCGACGGGGCCCCATTCGGCGGGGTCACCTACCATGCGCCGCTGGTGGCCGGGTTCGAGAATCCCGCCGTACCGGTGGCGATGGAGCGCAAGTATCCGGCCGGCGCCGGGCCACACACCATCGAGCTGCAGACCCGGGCCAACGCGGCGGGCGCCGTCCGCAACGTCCTCTTCTCCCTCACAGTCAAGGAGAACCCGTGATCGACGGCATCCCGGCGGTGGTGGGGCTGGCCTCCCCGCTGGGCGCAACAATGGCCATCTTCTACCTGGTGTTCACCGGCAGACTCATTCCCCGGTCATCCCACAACGACGTCGTCCGGGTCCTTGAGAACCGGAACGCAGAGGTCGTCACGGACCGGCAAGCGTGGAAGGCCGCATCCGAACAGGCTGCGGCAACGAACGGGGTCCTTGTCCGAACGAACGCGGAACTGATCGAAACCGCGAAGGTCACCAAGCATGTCATGGCAGCCCTGCAGGAAAACGCGGGGGGTGCCCATGTTCTCTCGATGGAGAAGGCCTAGCCCGTCCACCCCGGTCCCGGTAGACCACGCGCCGGCGGCGGCGGCTTATGCCGCGGCCGAGCAGGCGCACGTCGTGGCCGAACGCCAAGCCCACGAGGCGAGGGTTGAGGTGGCCGAACTGCACACCGTCCAGATCCGTAACGGGTTCGCGCCCGCCATCGAAGAATCCATTATCCGTCGACTCCAAGGGAGGACCGCGTGAAAGCAATATACATCGGCTACTTGGCGGCCTCCGTCTACGCCTGCCTGCCATTCATTTACTGGATCACTGCCCCTGATTGGTATCGGTCCCAGACGGGCCGGGCCATGTTCGGGTTGCTGTCTTCGACGGCGGCGACGTTCCTGCTCTTGGCGACTACCTCGATGTTCGGGGATTATCCGGCCCGGGAGCTCGTCCGGTATGCGGTCTACGGTTCGGTGCTGGTGTTCGGTGTCCGTCTCGCGGTCTTGTTCTTTCAGCTCCGGCTCCGCGCAGATTGGGCGAAGAAGTGATTCAGCTGGTGAGGCCGTGCCGCGGGCACGTCACCCAGTGGTACGGCAACCGCCAGTCGCAGGACGGGCGGAAGCACACCGGCCAGGACTACGCCTACTACAGCTCCGGGCAGGTCATGGACGAGGTGTTCGCCGCGGCGGACGGCGTGGTCCTGTATGCCGGGGATTCCCGAAACCTGGGCTGGCCCAACGGCTGGTACTTGAACCCGGACTTCGACCGCAACGACGCGGTGGACTCCTCCGCGGGGAACGTCATCACCATCGGCCACAACCAAGGCGGCATCCGCTTCGACACCACGTACAACCATCTTGAGTCGTGGACCGTCAAGGCCGGGGACACCGTCCGGGCGGGGCAGCGCATCGGGACCATCGGCGCCACGGGATACTCCGTCGGCAAGCACCTGCACTTCGAGTTACTGTTCCGGCCGTTCAACTTCGGCACGGACACCTATGGCCGCGCCAACCCGAACCTCTACTTCGTCACGGGCATCGCCGCGGCGGGGTCCACCCCTATTCCCAGCACCCCATCCGAGGAGGATGAAATGTCCAAGGCAGCAGAAGAAGACATCTCCCGCATCCGGCAGATCCTAGAAGCGCAGGAGACTGACCGTATCCGCGAGAAGATCATCGCCATCGACGAGCGCACCTACTCCCTTGTGGAGACGACCAAGTACGTCAAGAGCGACCACGACGACGAGCCCACGCTCTACGAAATCAACGAGGCCGATGGCACCCTGCGCGGCATCACCCTGGCGGAGTGGCAGGCAACCGGCAAGGGCTGGCGCAAGCTGCCCAAGGCCGTCATCGACCGGCTGCTCAGCTCGCAGAAGGTGGCGTGACGATGGGTGACCACTCGGCTGAGAAGACCACGCAGACGCGCCACCCGTGGCGGGCCACCGCCCGCACCGCCCTGGCAGTCATCGCGGGCGCGGCGCTGGCCGCCCCGGCGCTGTACACGGCGGTGACCAACCAGAGCCCCGAGCAGGCGACCGGGGCCGGACTGATGGCACTGACCATCTCGGCGGCAGTCACCCGCGTCATGGCGGTCCCGTTCGTGAACGAGATGCTGACCCGGGCGGGCCTCGGCGCCGCCCCCAAGACCGACTAGCTGGAGGCCGCTCGTGGCGATTGAACCAACCCCGCTGGGGTTTCTGAAGCCGGACGGGAAAGAGCCGATACGCAACGGTGACAACGTCATCTCCGCCAATGCGCAGAAGGCCCAGGACCTGCTGGCTTATGTGATGGGCAGGGTCGGCGTGGCGGAGGCTGCGATCAATGCGGGCGCCGGCGGGCCCGGCCTGTCCGCGGATCCGCTCAATCCGGGCTTGTTCTACTTCGCGGGCCCGTCGATCACCGCCGACCCGGTCTATCCGGGCCTCTATTCTGCCCAGGGGGTGTAAGCAATGACTGTTCTCCATGTGGCGCTGTCGGTCCCCGCTGCTGACGGGTCACGGGCGCCGGCCCGCGGTGTCCTGCGGTTCAGCCCCTCGGCGCGCCGGGCTGTGGACGGAACCGCTATCCTCCCCGTCCCGTTCCCGGTGACTCTGACCGCCGGCGTCGCGGACGTCACCGTGGAACCGAGTGGCCCGGAATGGGTGTGGCGGATCGACGAGCGGATCGACGGTGCCAGGTCGCGCACCATCTACGCCCGCATCACCGGTGCGAGCGTCAATTACGTGGATTTGGTGCCGCTTGATCCTGACTCGCTGGCCCCGGCCCCGAGCCCTGACCCGGCGTGGGCTGCGCCGTTATCCGACCTCGAAACGCGCCTCGTTGCCGGCGCCGTTACCCCTGACCCGGCCAACCCGGGCTTTTACCTGATTGGAGCATGACCGATGGCTAACCGCCTCATCTCAGTGGGGGACGATTTCACCCTCCCGCCCGCCGTCAAAGTCGCCGACAAGAACCTCCCCCCACGGCTCA